GGTTACAAAATCCTTTATTTTAAGTTTCGTTTTGAGTTTTGGTAATCAAATAATTGAATATCAGGATCCAAAACGATTTACAGAAATTGAATGTTATACAATAGCATCTATGGTGCAAAGGAGCGCAATAAAACAAAACTATCAAGTAATAAGTATTAAATGTACACCGATTTTTAAACTAACTAAGAGGTAACCGCAATGAAAAAGCTATTTCTATTTCCAATTTTTACATTTTTATTTCTATTTTTATTTGAACCTGTATTTGCTGGTGTATCGGTTGTATCGGTGAATGCACAACAAACATTTGCATCAATCCGTGTAACATTTACTGAACCATCGGTTGATTGGGACGAAAACGGCAACCCTACAGCAAACCCATTAACTGATTTATCGCACCATTTTATATATTGGCGTGTTAATGCTGGTGGCTGGAATCAATTACAAGTTACCCCTTCAAGTCCAACAGGTGGACAATTAATAATACAACAAATTGATAATGTGGGTGTAGGCCCACAAGAATCGAATACATTTGAATCTTATTATTCGTCTGTTGATGATAATTTTAACGAAAGTGCACCATCAGTAATTGAATCATTACCGATTGTAATTGATAAAAGTCCACCTGCACCACCAATACCGTAATTATAAATATTGTAATTATAAGTGCCAAAATTAACAACTATCGGTGTTGATTGGGTAATTGATGAGGTTGAAAATTTTATTGATCATGTTGATCATGTTAAACCTTCTGATTTTAACGAGCAACACCGATATCTTCCAGAATCTGTATCATCAATACCCGGTTTTATCCGGTACGATGTAAATCCTTTCATGCGTGAAATTATTGATTGTTTCGACATCAATAGTCCTGTGCGTGAAATTAATGTAATGAAAGGTGTGCAAATAACATATACAACATTGTTAGAATCAGTAATGTTGTATTACATGGGACATATTAAAACTGTACCTATGATGTATATGACTGCAGACAAGGAACTTGCTACAGCACGTATTGAAAATAATATATTACCGATGTTACAACAATCTGATTTTGGTCACATCATACGATCATCAGACGAAGGAAATACGAGAAAAACAGGTAAAACAGTAAACCATTTACAGTGGGAAGGTGGTGGATATTTAATACCGTTTGGTGCACGTAATGCTGATAAAATGCGATCATTTTCTATAATGGTTCTATTAAAAGATGAAATTGATGCATGGTTGGAAACTGTTGGTAAAGATGGTGACCCTGATAGTATCAGTGATGATAGATGTAAAGGGTATTGGGAACGTAGGAAAATTGGACGTGGTTCGACCCCTTTAATTAAGGGTAGTTCAAAAATTGAAGCTGCATATAAAAGAGGTGATCAAAGGAAATATTTTATTCTATGTGTAGCTTGTGGATACCCGCAAGCTATGCGCTGGAACACGGTTGATAAAAATACTGGTGTAATCGGTGGGTTTGTTTGGGAAACTGAAAATGGGGTATTACAACTCGAATCAGTTTGTTATTGCTGTCAGAATTGCGGTCATGCACATTATGAACATGATAAAGAAAGACTATTTTCGCCAGATTATGGTGCACATTGGAAACCAACAGCACAACCCGCTGAACCAAATATACGATCATATCATTTACCCGCTTTTTATTCTCCGATTGGTATGGCTCCATGGTATAGTTTAGTTAGTGATTATTTAAAGGGTTATGATCCGGTTGAGCGTAAAGTTATTGATATAGGTGTTTATCAAAAATTTTATAATAATGTTTTGGCTAGACCCTTTGAACCCTATGGTGCAAAAGTACAATTTTCTGCAGTGAGTGCACATAGACGTGCAGAATATCGACTTGGGCAAATCCCAAATAAACACGCAATAAAATATTCCGGATCATCTATTTTATTTTTAATATGTACAGTGGATGTACATAAAGATTTTATACAAGTTTGTGTGACAGGTATAGCGCGCGATCTACGCACTTATATAATAGATTATTTACGCTTTGAACGTTCAGAAAAGGAAGATGAGTGTGGTGAACTAACATCACCTGTATGGGGAAGATTACGAGAAATTATAGAGGAAAAAGAATATATTGCTGATGACGGTAGAAAGTATAAAATATTACTTACACTGGTTGATGCTGGTTATGCAAATGCAACAGTATGTTCATTTGCTAGTGATTATATGGAAGGTGTTTATCCGATTTTAGGTAGACAGCGATCAAGTAAAAACCAAACAATTAAAGAGTTTGGGAAATTTGAAACACAATCAGGTACTGTCGGTTATAGGGTAAATGTAGATCATTATAAAGATAGACTTGCACTTGTCTTACGGCGTGAATGGGTTGAACAATCAGGGGATCAAAAACCATATCATTGGAATGCACCGGTTGATATATCCGATAGAGCATTGAAGGAGTTAACGGTCGAAACTCGAATTAAAAAAACGGATGAAAACGGTAATGTTTTTTACTGTTGGCATAGACCAGGTAACGCACGTAATGAATTATGGGATTGCAGCGTATATACCCATGCAGCGGTTGAAATTTTAGCCTGGAATATCTGCATTGAATATTTTGAATTAGAAACAATCAACTGGAATGAATTCTGGACATATATGGAGAAAATGTTGATTAAGAATTAATCGGCGTCCTTGCCGGATACTTTAGGGTTATTTGGTTTTGATTATAACCGGGTGGCCTCTGCGAATCAGCTCCCATATAGTGTACCAAGATATTCTTTTTAATCCTGATTCAGTTCTTTTGTAGAATCTTTCTTGACCTGATTTAGTGATTCGTTTTTCAAACATTTCACTTACTCCAGTTAATTTGTATTAGTTATATATATTATCGTACGGATCCGGAAAAACTAAAGGCTGATTTATGTGACGTTGATCATATTTTCTTTAATCCCTATAGGACAAAGTTCTTCCGTACATGGTTTAAAATACCCCACATTATGTGGGTTGGAACATCTAGCAAATTTAACCGGGGTTTTCCCAGCGTGACCGGGAATTAATTTAAAAAATTTACAATTTTCTTTAATCATTTTATTTGGCTCCAGTTAATGTTATGTTCTTATATATAGTATCGTATATCTAGATATTAAATCAAGGAAAAGATTGTGATTTTGATCACAAATGTTGATTATTTTTTATTATTAACTTACAATAGGATAAAATAACCACATTTTAGGTAATATTAATGGATGCAACTTTTATACAAGCACGTATTGATGCACTTAAATTGCAGATTGTAGCTTATGAAAATGCAATATTAGCACTCGGTAATGATGGGATACAATCTTATGATTTAGATACAGGGCAAACTCGACAAAAAGTAAGTAAATTGGATCTTAATCAATTAACATTAACGTTAAACAGTTTGTATAATCTGTATAGAATTTGGGAAATACGTTTAAATGGTGGTGGTGCAATTATTGGAAAACCACAATGGTGATTAAAAAGTTGAAACAATATCTTATTGATAAATTTACAAATGGTCGGCAAGTCAATAATGTTATAGATATCAATGCTTTAAATAATTATAATACTGCAACAACATGGGATGGTGATAAATTTATTGGTGGGTTTGGTATCACTAAGGATTATGAAATTGTTGATTATGATTTATTACGTACACGATCGCGACAATTATTTACCGAAAATCTGTATGCACGTGGTTTAATACGTCGATTAATTACAAACATTATTAATAAAGGTTTATCACTCGAAGCAACACCCGATGCTGATATTCTAGGGATTGATCGTGAACAATTAAGTGCATGGTCGGAAAATACAGAACGACGTTTTAATATTTGGGGTAAATTCCCGGAAATCTGCGACCATAGACAATTAAGAACTTATGGAGCTATACAACGTCAAAAAGAACTAATGGCTATGGTATCCGGTGATGTGCTTTGTGTATTACGTCAAGGATCAATAGAACTTCCAACTGTGGATTTAATTGATGCAGCACATGTATCAACACCATTTAGCGATAGTCTTATGCGTGCTGTTAAAAATAGAGGTCACACAGTTGAACATGGTGTTGAACTGGATAAATCACGTAGACATGTTGCTTTTTTTGTATTGCAATCAGATGGAAAACATAAACGGATCCCTGCTTATGGACCGAAAACAGGACGAAAACAAGCATGGTTGTATTATGGTACTGAACATTTAATTGATGATGTACGTGGTCAATCATTACTTGCACTAGTAATACAATCACTAAAAGAAATTGATCGTTATCGTGATGCAGAACAGCGTAGTGCTGTAATTAATTCGATGATTGCATTATGGGTTGAAAAAACTGAAGATAAAATTGGATCCCTACCTCTTACAGGTGGTGCAACTCGTTTAGACTCATTGACTACACAAAACGATTCAAGCGGTAGAAAAGATGTACAGTTTTCATCACATGTACCAGGTATGATGTTACAAGAATTACAACAAGGTGAAAAACCTACAAGTTACGATACCAAACGGCCTAACGTGAACTTTGCAACATTTGAAACAGCAATATTAAGTGCCATTGCATGGGCAAATGAAATACCACCTGAAACGCTATTATTACAGTTTCAAAATAATTATTCTGCATCACGTGGTGCAACAAATGAATTTAAAATGTTTCTAGAAAAAAAACGTACAACGTGCGGTGAAGAATTTGATAATATCGTATATCAAGATTTTGTTCTATCAAGTGACGTTGGTCATTTGGATCTAACTGTTGGCTCGTCGGGTTTGTTGGAGTTGTAATTAATGGTTCATCGTTTAATGCTAAATTTCCTTCTTCCAATGGTTCTCCTGGTGGTTCTTCAGGTGGACCTTCTGGCAGGTCTTCGAATGGACCTAAATCTATTGGATCTTCCCTTAAGGTCAACTATGGGAGCATAAAAGGGAATCCGAGATCTGATATAAATAAACTTTGCAAAAATAATGATTTCGATGCAGCAATAGTATGTGTTCCTGATCACCTCCAT